CTTATTATTAATGCTGTTGACTAACTGCGGCCGATTAATGTTTCGGTGTGGTTTTCCAAACAAAGCATACGAGATAGCATCAAGCATTGTAGATTTGCCAGCACCATTTGCACCTACTACTAGAGTGGCACTATCCTTATTCAACTCAATGACTGTTGGCTTATCGCCAGTTGATAGGAAGTTTTTATATGATATAGATTCAAAGAGTAACATTATATAGATTCAAGCTGTTGTGCTTCGACGAATAATTCTTGTAGCATGGTTTTTAGTTTATCAGAGTCGAGATCTGTTTCTATAGAGTCAACATAGGTATTAAGCAATGTCGGTGTATCGGTTGTTGATATATCGTCATCATTAACATTTTCACCAGTGTATTCTTCGAATGTTTCAACGATTTTTACTTCGAAGGGTTCATACGATTGAAGGCGATCAATAAACTTGTCAAACTCATATAGGTCTTTTTTAGATACTACTACAACTTTAACATAAGATCCTCTAATCTCATCACGCGTAATAGCCTCTGTCTCTGTACCATTATATCTTATTCTGCGAAAAAGTAAATACTTATTTCTCACTGGAGTCAACTCACGTGTATCAGTGTCTAATACGTGGAAGTACTTAGGATCACCAGCATCAGACCACGTCAATTCCATCTGTGTACCAAGGTAGTGTATGTTGCCTTGTGTCGATTTGGTGTGGTAGTGTCCAGATAATACCATCTCATAGCGAGAAAACAAACTTGAGTTTAAACCATGAGATGCTACTGGCAATCCTTTGCCCATTATAAATCCCTGTAGTTCTAAGTGCGAAAGAATGACAGGCGATTTTGAAGTCGCGATGAACTTTGTACATTCGTCATAATTATCTTGTGTCATCCATGGGAGGAATCCTATACTCAGTCCATCAAAGTCTTTATCAATTGGATTCATGTGGATGTGCACACGATCAGAATATTGACCAAGAACTTGTTCTAACGAATTGAGTTCATTAGTGTTCTTATAGTATACGTCATGATTGCCACAAATAATATCCATTGTCATGTCATACTCATAGAGTTTTGAAATGAAGGCATCGAATGAATGCTGCATGACTTTATAGTTGACGAACTTTCTATGATCAAAGTAGTCACCACAGTGCAGCACATGTTTGATATCATGTTCTAGACAATATGGAAAGAATACTTCAGAAAAGAACTTACTTGAATAATCCAAGAAGATCTGTGAACCGTTCTTTACACCAAAATGCGTATCATTTAAGATTGCTAACTTACTCATAATATAAAATGCCTCTAAAAGAAGAGTTCAATTCCACTCGTATTATCCTTTGTCTTTCGTTCCTTCTTTTTCAGCTCTTTGCCGAAATCCTTAATAGCGTTATCTTTCTCTCTAATTCGCATAGACTTATTTCTAATAGAATCAACAATGTTGTCTGAACTAGCAACGCTGCCATGAGAACCAAAGTCAGCGAATGCATCTGCACCAGCATAGGTGATATACCGCTCTTTGATATCTTGTTGCTTTTTCTCTTTTGCAATACGACGAAGGAATGCAAAGTACGTGATTTGAGTGAAGTAAGCAAAAGCATTTGGCAATCCAGTACGAGTTGCCTTTTCAACATCGTAATTCATAATAGCCTTCACACAATTCGCTGCTGCATCCATCACCATCTCTTCACGATATGTATAACCGATGAAGTTTGGTTTATGGGATAGACCATTACATATCTTTAAGAAACATTCACCAATATAGTTTGTTATCGTTGGTTCCTTAGAACCAGCTTCACGGGCTTCGTTAACACTACATACATAATCAACTACAGCTTGTGAGAATTCTTTATTGTTTACGTAATGCTCTTTGGCACGGCGTACTCTCTTCGTCTTAGGATTCATTTTCATAATATATATTATACCATATAATCGCTGATAAGTAAATACTTAATGTTATATCAGTAAGTACAGCATTTAGGGGTTTACAACTCTGCCAATTGTTGTTATAATTGGATTTATCAAAAACAAACAACCACAAAGATGTCTATTAATTATAATCTAATCTATTTGGTTTCTCTAATTTCTTAAAGAATTTATCCAATGAATCTAGATTATCAACTTGATCATTATCATTATCATCTTCTTTGTTATACATCGCTTTCAATATATTATCATACGTAATATACTTATAATAGTATTCTGATATTAACTTGGTAGTTTCACTTCTAGCTATAATGTTGTTAGCGTTCAACTCAATACACGTATCATCATCACCTATTACCCATGGGATTAACTTGCAACCTTCTGGACTTCTGATCAGTTCTAAAGGATTGGAAACGTAGATCACTGAGTTCTCTTCACTTATGTCAACCTCTTCGGCAATCAGATAAGTGCCATCGACTAGTCGGTATGTAATTAGGAATTCATCATCATCGTAGTTCATCATATCATAGGTACCTCGTGTATAGTGTATTTGAATCGCTCTTTAGCATATATTCTAATTCTATTTATAGCATGGTTATGTGTATAGTTTTTATGCTTCTTCCAACACATATCATCTGCTAAATCATAGACAATAGTAGGTTGTCCGCTATCAGACTTTCTTAACCCTCTTCCAATTGACTGAAGAACTCTAATTTGAGATTTAGTAGGAGCAGCGAATATGATATTATGAAGATTCTTAATATTGATACCAGTACTGAATGTACCCATTGACGCTACGATGATAGCGCCATTCTCCTTTTCTGTCAGCTCTCTGATTCGTTCTCGTTCCTCGGCATTCACAGCACCTGACACAAAGAAGACATTTCCTTTAGTGGACTTATCCTTTATCATGTTGTATAGAATCTTACCATGCTTATTAACCAAATTGTACAAGACAAGTGTATTACCGCTTTGGTCGAGAGCAAGATTAGTAATGAACTTATTACGATTTTCGTAACCTACAATGCAATCAATCTCTTCATGATAGGTTGCTTTCGCCATTGCTTTCTTCATTGTGTCTGGATATTTCAGCACTAAGCACTGAATATCTAGATCTGCCAATGTGTCTTCGTCCATCAACTTCTTTGTGCTCGTTACTTTATATGTTGGACCAAAGCTTCCTTCAAGAACCAACTCATTTACTTTACCACCGTCAAGAGTACCAGTCGTTCCTATACGGACATACGCTTTACTTAAACGATCCATAATAGTAGTTAGACTCTTTGCTTTAAAGGTATGAGCTTCATCACCTACAATCATGCCATAAGCATCGAACCACGACAGAGGAAGTTTAATAGCACTCTGCCATGTAGTAATAACGATCGATGCGTTAATGTCAAACTTTTCCTTTCCTGAGTAGATCTTATGCACCTCTTCATCAACGTTATAATCAGGATCATTCGAGGAATAGTCAGCAAAGTCTTTTGTCATCTGCTCTACGAGCGAAGTAGTAGGAACCACGATCAGCACCTTTCGATCCATCTCTTTCGACAAAAAGTATCGAGCAAGCATATAGATCATAAGAGATTTGCCAGAACCTGTAGGAGATAGTAGTATCGTTCTCTGAGATGTAGCAGCTTCTTTAAATGCTGCGATCTGATAATCACGAGCTTGAATAGCATTCTCTTTCGATGATAGAGATAGCTCATTAATGAAAGTGTCTAGTTCTTCGTTAGTCGAACTAAGTGTAGGTTTAATCGCTTCATCAAGGTTAATTTCATAGTTACGATCTGTAGCGAATTCAACAATCTTACCTAAAAGACCAAACGCCATTGTCTGAGATCTCCTACAAAAGAGTCGAATTTTTCCATCCCACATCTTATTGCGATAACTTGGAATGAACTTATAGCCTTCAGCGAAGAACGTAAAATACTCGCCTAACTCCATCAATACACCACTATCATCGCTAGATATGTGTATTTTAGCTTCATTAACTTTACGGATATTGAGCATGTTCTAAATATTATTAAGTTACGCTCCAGATGTAAACTTTTTAAACTCTAAGATATTCTTAATGTTCGTGTGTCTCCATCTCAAGTTGTTCATAATCTCTTCTAGAACTTCTACCATCATTTTCTGATAATCGATTTTACCTGCTACTCGAATGATATCTTCATCAGAGTTATAATACATATCCATATCAGATTTGAGTGGTTTAGACATACCATTGAATGGATCATATTGCCAACCAAGCTTATCCATTTCTTCTTTAGTCATCTTACCACTAAAGTACAACCACTTATTCTTACGAAGCTTATTCATCTCCGTTTCATTTCTCTTTAGTTGCAGCTTAGCAAGTGTAAAGAGCTCTAAGTATTTTGAGTGAAGCTTAGCTGACTTCGTTGTTTCTTCGTCAAGGTTAAGATCATCAATCTTAACATCTTCACTCCACATTTTTAAAATTTCATCAAGTATCATAATATAAAAGTATTTATACTACTTAAGTATCTCGAAATAGTCATACCTGAACGATATAGAACTCTGAAGATATTCAATGTCTGTCGCCTGAGTAGTGAATTCGACACCTCCAAGAGAAACTGGAATTGCTCGTACAAACCTAATTTGTCGATTAATATTGTTATGACTCGTGAGAATGCTCAATATAATATCATTGGTGACTTGTCTATCGCTCTCAGCCGTTTCCTTTATCCAATTGAAAACCTCAACATAGTTTTTCATATCTTCATCAACCGAGAATGTTACTTCGAGAGAATCATAATTGACCTGATCGCCGCTTACAAATCCTTGCTGATTTCGAAAACTAGAATCTACTTCACTTAATGACATACTCGGAAGAGAAACTGTTGTAATGAAGTACTCTAGGTTATCGAATTTGGGTGATTCGATCGATAGCTTAAATCCTGTCGGAGATAAGAAGTTAAAATTATCTGTTAGGCTCATGTATATATTTATACAAAAAAAGTGGAGACCCCGAAGGATCTCCACTTAAGATTTAAACTAGATCAATTATACAGCAGGTGCTTCGCCAACGTTGATGTCGGTTACCAAGAACTTACGGAAGTAAGAATTCTCACCAGCAGTGCCGATACCTTGAGCGAGACCGACGAATGGATTTTGTTGCATACCGTAACGAGTCTTGAAAGCAACCTTAGGTTGGAAGGTGTTTTCATCAACTGCGCGAACCATAGTGAGTGGTACGTATGGGCAGTAGAAGAGACCAGCATCGTATGCGTTAGTGCCACGATAGCCAACTGTTACATAATCAGGACCTGCATAAGGATCAACATATACCTTCATGCGACCATTAAGAACACCTGCGAAGGTGTTACCAGTTGCGTCAACTTGAAGATTGGTTGCGAGAGCAGGAGAATAATCCAAAACGCCGGCAGCTGCAAGAGCAGAAGCAACGTTAGAAGAGCAGATAATGAAGTTACCTTTACCACGACGAGTGGTAAGTGCGATCTTATTAGCTTCAACTTCGATTTGGAACAACAAGCTCTTGAACTTTTCAACAGCCCAACGGCCATCAGCATCAGCGCTAAGGCTGAATGTACCAGCGGCAGTAGCTCCGGCAGCACCCTCAACGGCGATACTGTTGATCGAGTTGATAACTTCGCGATTGATTTCAGCAAGGATTTCAGTCGAGAGGATGTTAGCAAGCTCAGATTCAGCATCCAAGTTGTGGATAGCCTTCAGATCTTGTGCAAGCTCCATTGTGTATTCAGCTTTAAGACCACGTGTCTTAGCTTCAACAACAGCTTTTTCGATTGTGAAACCCATGTCACCGAAAAGATTACCAGCAGTTCCAAGAGTTTCGCCAGTAGATGTGGCAACGCCTACGCCTGCTGGATGTGTACCAGTACCGGAGAAAGCTGTATCAGGCTCGTCGAGACCAAGAGCTTCAGGCTGATCAGCGTCAACGAATTCGACACCATCTTCGACTGGACCGATAACTCCGTCAGTAGGATTGTAACGGCTCTTCATCGCGAAGATGAGACCAGTTGGACCGGACATTGGCTGAACACCTGCTACATCATAAGCGATGAGGTTAGGCATTGCACGACGTACAAGGGAGATAAGAACTGGATCGAAGTTAGAAACTGCACCAGTTGCTTGATTATTTTCGTTAAGTTCACCATACTGAGCGCGCTCTTGTTTAAGAGCTACTTCAGTGTTTTCGAGGAGCTTAGCGGTAACAGCCTTTTTGTAGCTGTCTGTGATAGGAGCGGCGTCAGCGTGTTCTAGTACTGGTGCCCACTTTTTGATATCTTGTTCTGCATTAAACATATTATTTGTTTTCTATTTGTTGGTTTTTGGTGG